AAATCATCCTATGTAAATACTAAAGATGCACTTGCATAAACTTTTTTTAGGATGTAACGTCCTATCAAATTAACCTTGGAGGGTGACATGAAGAAAGAAAGTCGAGTGGTCTTAACTGAGGCCCAGCATGAGGCGCTGACACTGGCCGCAGAGCGTGCTGGCATGGCGCTGGCCACGTTTATTCGGTCGGCGGCTATTAATGCTGCGGCCAACGTAGGGATTTACGCCGAACAGCCTAGAGCTGACTAATGGTCAACGGGCGCAATAAGGGCGCATCATTTGAACGCGAGACAGCCAACGCCTTACGCGATGACCTCGGCATAGGCTTTAAGCGCAATCTAATTCAGTATCAGGAAGCCGATCACGGTGACTTGACGCCTGATGATCCGGCGTTCCCGTTTACCTTGGAGCTTAAACGCTACAAGGACGGCCCAATCGGCGGTGCGCCTGCATGGTGGAAGCAAGTTAAGACCGCCGCCGAGCGTGAGCAAAAGATGCCGTGCTTGATTTACAAATACGACCGTAAGCCAATGCGATGTGTGATCCCGCTGGCTGCGCTAACCGATTGCGATCACGATTACACGGTGGAGGTCGACTTTGAGACTTTCTGCTACATTGCAAGGGAGGCAATGCAATGATGATCCCCGCTGACAAACTCACCAATGCTGAGTACCACGCAAAAAAGGACTACATCAGTTCTTCTGACGTGAAGCTAGTACACAGCAAGTCGTTGGCGCATTGGAAAACCAAAGTCTACAAATCCAGCGTGGCTTTTGATCTCGGCACTTGCTGTCACTCAATGGTGCTTGAAGACGGCGCTGATGTCATATGCGGACCAGAAACCCGCCGAGGCAAAGCATGGTCAGAACTCCATGAACAGGCGCAGGCAGAAGGTAAAACCCTGTTGACTTGCGGCGACTATGATCTGGCGCAGGAGATGGCACACAGCGTGCTTTTCCATCCGGCAGGTCAGCGCATGGCAGGCCCAACAACGGTCAATGAGGCGAGCTTTTTCACTACAGACCCAGTGAGCGGATTGCAGCTCAAATGCAGGCCCGATAGCTACTGGGACGCAAAAGGCGTCATCTATGACCTCAAAACCTGTCAGGATGCCAGCCCACGCGGCGTGGCAAAGGATATGCAAACATATAACTACGCCATCCAAGCGGCGTTCTATATGTATTGTTTGAACCTGGCTGGCTATGAGGCCAACCAATTCGTCTTCGTGAATGTTGAAAAGGCAGCTCCATATGCTGTATCAACCAGCATTCTATCACCCGAATATCTTGAATGGGGTACGCAGCAAATGCACCTGACCCTCGACAAGATTGCAAAAGCCAACCAAAGTCAAAAATGGGACACTGGTTGGTCAGACTTCACAAACGTGATTGATCTGCCACGATGGCTACAAGCCGACATTTAACTAGGAGAAAACACTATGGCTAAAACTGACTTCAAAAGTGTAATGGTCCGCAACGTCGAGTTTAAATACCCTCGCCTCAACGCGACCTATCGATTCAACACCTCGGAGAAAAAGTCCGAGGAATGCGCGCCAACAGCCTCCGGCGCTTCATACTCAATCGGATGGGAAATGAGCAAGGATGAAGCTGGTAAGCTGCACGCCGAGCTAAAAGCGCACTATGAGACATGCCAAACCAAGTCACCATTCAGCAAGGTGTTTGGGATGAAAAAGCTGGAGAACGGAAACTATGAGTTCCGCGCTAAGCGCAACGGTGTCAACGGTCAAGGCGCACTCAACGAAAAGCCTCGCGTTATCGACGGCTCAAAGCAACCGCTGGCCGATGTGGCTTTCTGGGGTGGCTCAAAGGGCAACCTGAAGGTCACAGCGTATCCAGTGACCGATCCAGAAGGCAAAGGTGGCATTTCGCTACTTATTGACACCGTGCAGGTCACTCACGCAGTCTACGGTGGCGGTGGCCTAGATGACTTTGACGAAGTGCCAACGACGATGGCTGGCGGCGTTGACGCATCTTTGGATGACTTTGGCCCAGCCGTCGCGCAAACAGCGTCACCAGCGCAGGAAATGGCCGACGCCCTGGGAGACGATACAATTCCATTCTAGGCAAAAGAAAACCCCTGCCAGTTGGGACGCTGGCAGGGGGTGCTAGGAAAAAAGTCCGGTGATTGGTGGAAAGGGTCCGAACATGAATAGACTAACAAAAACGAGCCAAGTTGGCAAGCAGCAGCTGCTGTTAGCGCACGGTGCGCTTGATACAAAGATAAACGATAAGTACGCAGAATATGACGGAATAGACTTAGCTGAATTGGCTAACCTCGTAAGCGAGCCGCAGGCCAAGGAAAAGGCCGATGCCTCGTTTATTATTCCATCAACATACCGCGATCACGATGGCAGAAATCACGCCATCCAGCGCGAGCATGGCGAATACTGGTTGCTGGCCCTAGATGTGGATGAAGGTGATCCCTCGCTAACCGAGCTGCGCACAGCCGTTTCCACAGTTACAGGTGACGCATCCGCACTGATATATTCGTCGTCAGGGGCCAGCGAAGACAACCGCAAGTGGCGCGTGCTAATTCCCCTGGCCGAGCCGATCAGCGGTGAAGATTATGCCGACGCACAGCTCGCACTGTTTGATCTTATGCAGCAGGAAAATATCACTTGTGACGCTTCGTTATCTCGCACTGGGCAGCCAATCTATCTTCCCAACGTGCCGCCAGCGCGCAGAGATGAGCGTAACGAGCCGAGCTTTTACCACGGTGTGCGCCACAGAGGCGGTGGCCTGCTGATCCCAGCCGAAAGCACGATATGGGCAAACCTAGAGTTTCGCCGGAAGAATGAAGCAATCGCAGCAGAAAGAGCCGCAGCAGAGCGGTCACTGCGCGCACAGCAGCGAGAGGAAAATCGCAGCAAATACGACGGCGATGACCCGATTGACGTATTTAACCAGCGTCACACCATATCTGACATCATGCTTAAATACGGCTATGAGCGCAAAGGCCGATCAGACAGCTATCGCAGTCCAATGCAGTCAAGCGGATCGTTTGCCACGAAGGACTTTGGCACGCACTGGGTCAGCCTCTCAGGCTCCGACAGAGCATCCGGCATCGGTCAAGCCAGCGGTGAGTTCTGCTATGGTGACGCCTTTGACATATGGGCGCACTTTGAACATGGCGGCAGGATGTCAGATGCTGTCAGAGAATACGGTAAGGAAATCCGGCCAACGCCAGCCAAACAGCGCGAAGAGATCGTGAAAGCCGCCGTGGACCATTACTCTGACTTTGATATTGTCCCTGACGAAGAGCCTGAGCCAGTGCAGCCTAAAGCTACAATCATCATCCCCAACGCAGAACAAAAGCCGATCTTCTGGCTGAAGGACGCAGAACCAGTGCTGACATCATCCTACCTGATTAAAGGCTGGCTGGGCCGAGGTCAGATGTCAGTGGTCTATGGGCCATCCAACGTCGGCAAATCGTTCTTCTGTCTTGATATGGCGCTCTGCATATCAGCCAGCGTTGAATGGCAGGGAAGTAAGGTTAAGGGCGGACCAGTGCTATACCTGGCCACCGAGGGCGGCAACGCATTTCAGTCACGCTGCGTGGCTCTGCGCAAACAGTACGGGATAACGGACGCTCCGCTGGCTGTCAGGCCATCGCCAGTTGATCTGCTGAGACCAGAGGCCGACCTGGCAAGCCTGATTGAACTGTGCAAGCAAATCGAGGCCGACAAAGGTGAACCGCTGTCCATGATCGTGATCGACACGCTATCTCGCGCAATGGCTGGCGGCGATGAAAACGGGCCGACAGACATGACATCCTTCATTGCCAATGCAGACGCCCTGCGCGAAGTCACAGGCGCACATATTATGATCGTCCATCACAGCGGCAAAGACACAGCCAAGGGGGCGCGCGGCCACAGCTCGCTCAGAGCCGCCACAGACACCGAAATTGAGCTGGAAGTTGAAGGGGCATTGCGCACGGCTACAGCCACCAAACAGCGTGATCTGGAGCCACAAGAGCCGTTTGTGTTTAACCTTCGTGTGCATGAACTGGGCAAGGATGAAGACGGCGATGTGGTCACAACCTGTACCATTGAGCAGGCCGATCCAGACGATGTGGCAGACATGAACCAGAAGCGGCCAAGCGGTGCAAACCAGAAAGTTGTCGTGTCAGCCTTCAAGCAATTGCGCGGCGAAGGTATCGGCGGCGAGAATCCATCTGGCCCAGGCTGGCCCGAAAGTGGGCGCTTCTGGTGCATTGATGAAGAGAGTTTGAGGGAGTTTGCCAGGGGTAAAATGACCTCCGCCAACCCATCTGGAGCCTACACGGCGGCCATCAAAGGGCTAATCTCAAGCGGCTATATGGTGCAAAATGAGGGCAAAATATGGATTTCTGCCAAGGAAGGCAGGGTCACATGATGTACGATTTTGCTACGATTTCCATGTTGTTGATTTTACACAATATAAACACGTTTTTCGTATTTTTCGTAGCTAATCGTAGTCAAAATCGTATGATTGGACATGACCTACGAAAACGACGATTTGCCTATAAGGCAATCGTCGTAGCGTGTCGGGAGAAATTTAATGGCTAAAAAGACAGCCAAGGCGATGGCCAATCGTGGCACGTTTGAGAGCAAGCATACCGACCATGCCAAGCCGATTAATAGAAAGGTAGCCGCAGCGGTTGAGCCGTTTACCTTCGCGTCAGCGGCGGCGTCAAAAGTGTGGGGCGATACGTTGGTCAATTGTGTGCCGCCAGCATACGCCGTCAGATACCGTGAGCTGCGTGATGACCTAGAAGGCGCGATGGCCGCCGAGGATGCCGCACTTTGCGTTGATCTGGCTACCAGCCTGATTAAAGCACTCAAGATGATGAACCTGAAAGCTCGGCAGGATGGCCATGAGCCGCCGAAAGTTGACGGGCATATCTGCGAGTGGGGTGGCAAGATATATTGCTTCCTCGCCAGCGGCGATATAAGCGCCGTGAGACGCGCAAACAAGAATTGGACCGTCTACCACCTGTCTGACGTTTGTGCCGTCTTAAACGCGCTTACAGACGATCTGGTGGCCCCTGTGGTAAATGAGTTCCCTAAAGCCAAGATCACAGCGGTCAGAATGTACGATGACGAGATTAACTTTGAACCTGATGGAGAGTGAAATGAAAGACAACGTGAGAACACAGGTGCTGAAAGAGGCGTCTCAGCTTATTAACGGCCAGCGTGCAGCCGACTACGGTGACGCAAGCGAGAACTTCGGCTGCATTGCAACCATGTGGTCGGCATATCTTGGCTACCCTGTCAGCGCGGCTGATGTTTGTCACATGATGGCCCTGCTCAAGATAGCCAGGTTGCGCAATGGCAGGCACTACGACTCAAGCTGCGATGGCGCTGGCTATATGGCGCTGGGCGCTGAGTGCGATGAGCCTGAGTAGACTTTTGCGCAAATATGTGATAAGTGACGTTCAGCGCATCTCCTCCCAGACACGCGCGCTCGTTCACCTGGACCCCTGCTTTTTAGCGGGGGTTCTTTTTTGCTTTGTTTGCCAGTAAGGTCGCCGCAGCAGGGAAGGTTGAGCTATGTCAAGTGAAGTTTTTGTTATCTCGAAGGGCATGGAGATTGAT